AGCGACGACACCTCGTACTCGAACGATGCATGCGGCTTGTACGGTCCGTCATACTCGCCCTCGTAGAGCGAGACGCGCACATCACATTCGAGCGAAGCATTCGCTGTGAAGTTTATGTTGCTTGCGATGAGCGCTTGGCAGCTAGAGAAGTCAGATTTTGCCACACCCTTGAATCGAATCTCAGTCGTTGAAGAAGTTATCGTCTCATTCTTTGAGCTTGTGAACATCTGCGGCACGCCATCCGTAGATGAACTTGGAGAACCAGCGTAAGCCCTGACCGTACCGCTGACCGTAATGTTCTTGAACTCGTAGAGCAAGGTATATGTCCCGCCTGGTTTCACCCAGTCGCATTTCTTTGGAGCGAACCTGCGATTTCTCGATGAACTGCTGGATGCTTCTACGAAATGCGCCCATCCGTCGCCAAGAACTGTCAGGCAATTCTTTGCGCTGAGATTCCACCAATATCCTCTGGGGTTGTCCGTCGCGTCGTAAACATCATCGAGCGAGTGCGAGAAGAACGGAGAGAGATTCGGCACGGTCGTATTGTAGGTTGCCGTGATCTTTGTCGTTACCTCTCCGATTTCTTCGTCAACATAATTATAAATTGCATAGTCGGCATCGGTTCCATCCTTGAATGCTTCGATTGCATTTTCGATGCTAGTGATATTTCCCTCTGCTGTTTCTACCTTTTGCTTCGCCGTATCCGCCGTATCTTGCGCAAGTTTAGTCTCGGCTGTCTGCCGATCTCCTGAGCCGCCGACAGCAACCACCATCGGGCGCTTTGACACGCCGCCGACAAGCCCTATCTGCACGGTGTCTCCGGCTTTTACAGAAGGCGATGTCGGGATCGTCGTGGTATTGTCTCCGCTCGGAGCGAACACATCGCCGTACGGGACAACCCTCACCATGCCGTTCTTAGAATCTTCAACGGCTTCGCCTAGTATCACGGCAGATTCGATATGATGGACTCCACCCTCTGCCCTCTTCGAGCCGGTTATCATCTTCGCAATGTCGTAATCGGTCGTCATAGGAACTCCCTCAATGTGAGCTTCATGTCAAGATGCAGCAGGTCGATGTCGATTTCATCGACACGGCATGTCCTGATACCGCTGTATACCGGGTCTTTATCGCCAACGTCGAAATACACCCAGTCGCCCTCCCAGATTGGCAGGTATCTGCAACTGAGCTGCCAAGTAACCGTCTCAACGAACTCGTCTACCATCTGCTTTGCAATCTCGTTCGCACGCGCCTGAGTCGGCGGGTCCATGTTCTCTTCGGTATGCAGCTCAGTTACCGCATAACCGCGTGACTGGGGGGATGTGGGACCAGTTGCATCCATGTGCGCGTAGATCCGATGCTCGCCATCGTCGTTCCATGAATAGGAAACACCTGCGCGGTTCGGTCTTGTAAGGAAATCGCTTTCACGTTCGATGTCGCCATGTGCTATACCGCGTGCGTCGGAAAGCGAGATTGTGAACTCAGGCGCTTTAGCCGTGTTCTCTTTCTCTACGGTGAACACGCCATGTCCGTTAACATCGGGGCGGTTCCCAGCCATCGCGCAAAGGTCGTAATGCCTGCGCAGCCTGTTCACGGCAGATTCGTATGTAACTGCTTCTGTTAGCCTTGTATCCGATCCGTTCGAGAAGTCGGTTGCGAACGAACCGCATTCGTACTCCGCAGCAGCCATCGCCCATTCATTCGCGCCTACTGTCAGCGGCCATGCGCATTCATCCTGTGAATACGCCCACAGCAAGGATTGTAGCTCGTAGTCGTAAACATGTCCTCCCAGCTTGTACGGCTCGCCGGCTACAACGTACGTTCCTAATTCCCGTTCGTAGTCAGAATCGGGATAGCGGACGATTATGCGAAGCCATGCTCCACGGATATATCCGTTGCCTACGACGCGCAGTTTGCCCGACGTACGCGTATCGGTATCGTACGATGCCGATACGGATGAGTTCGACAAGTCAACGCCGTCAAGTTCGCCGATGACCATATCTAGGTCTTGCGGCGTGACCATCTGCACGATGACCTCGTGCTTCTGTTTCTGGTCGAGCCAATCCATTATTCGCTCTCCCGAATCATCGACACGTTGATCTCCGTCCAGTCCTTATGCGCTTCACGCGACACGGAAATAATTGCAACCGGCACGATGTCCCCGCGAGGAGATCGGTATGTAGCATGCAACCCTGCTATAAGCTCGAAATCTCCGCGCACCGATTCCGTGACGCCTGCTGCAACCGCGCCGCTCGCCGTGAACTTATGGTGGAGCGTATCGGCGAAATCGACCGTCTCGTAAGCTCTGCCGAAGAGATCGTAGGATTCGTATACGGCTTCGATGGAATCTTCGACGGTAAGCGGCCCGCCTTCGCGGATCTCAAGCAGTGCACTGCCGCCGTCCCAGTTCCATGCGTGGCCTCCTGCCGATACCGCGTTGAAAGATTGATGCCATGCGAATTGCGCCTTTGAACCTGATGGACCGTATGTGCCGGATGCGAACAGTTCGTATGCTTTTCCGAACGGGTAAACAGCCACGCCGTTTTCGCACTCGTATGCCTTCCCATCGTAGAGCAGCCATACCTTCGTATCATCGCTGTTGGCAACCGATACGGTCTTGGTATAACCAGCCGTATCGGTGACGGTAACTGTCGGGCTTCCCGCGTTGTACGATACCGTAGCAGTTCCCGATTTCCTCGTTGAGAACAACCCGTGCGTATCGGTTCCGACGTAGTAGTAGACGATAAGCTGGACTCCCGAACTTGGTATGCCAAGCAAGTTTTCCTGCGGAATGAAGATCGAATCGCTATCAGACATGAGAACCGATGATGCCGGCTCTTTTACCAGCTCCGCTCCCGATGCCTTGATCGAGCTAACCTTCACGGTCGTTGGACCACGGGACACATACGTTGACGATGACGTGTATGATGAGGATGCAGCTATCGTCAAACCTTCTGGTGTCCATGATGCCCCGCTTAACGTCAGAACCGGGACGATGTAGCATGTTGCCGTTTCTCTGGCAACGGGTCCTGCGCTTGTCCCTGACCTGACGGCGCGTACCTCGAACTGCAACTGCGCGAGTTTTTGCGTGTTGTTGACCGAAATTGAATGACCAGATGATTCTGTGAACGTATTACCAGAACGTGATGTTGTGGCAGTTGCCCATGTGCTCCAAGAAGTCCATGCGTCCCATGCACCGGAAATCGCCATCTTGCGGTAGCGCGTGCGCACCTGGTAGGTTACATCAGAGTTCGCAGCTATACCGTTTGGCATAGTCCATCGTGCCTTCAAGCTACTGAACGTAATGCTGCTAGCTGCGTTCTTCTCCTTCGTGCCTGTGATGGCAAGCGATGACGGCGCAGGAAGTGATGAATCGTGTGCAAGTGTCGGTATGCAGATCCATTGCTGCGTCGTAGCGGAAGTATCCGATGCAGCGAGCTTCACAAGATAACTTCCATAATAAATACCGTCGGAAACTGACAGGGCATATCCCGCATGAGCTGCGACCTCGAACACGACCACCGGGCATTCGACGCCATCGACCGTAACGCTGCTCGTCTGAACAGCCGTCCATACGGCGTTCTCGGTGCCGCCTTCCCATTGCACGATTTCCTGCCCGACGTTCCAAGGCGCATCCGATGTGGGCCACCATACGACTATGCGTTTTCCGCTTTCGACATTCGTGATGCGCCAACCGCCCGTGACCTGCGACAGCAGCCACTTCTGGTCGTTGATGTCCAATATGCTGTATATGATCGCCTTCGCGCCATTCACGTGCGACGATGACCCGATAGCCATGTTCTTCGACGTGTCTGAAACGGGACGCAGCTCGTACATCATACCGTCCGTGAGACTAGCCGACATTCATTGCCCCCTTCCGCATCAGCACGCCAAGATAATCTCTGGTTGCATTGCGTATCTCCGCATCGTCGTTGATTGCGAAGTCTGATATGTTGATTTCGTAGACCGTGGTGCTTCCGCCGTTGCCGTACCCCATTTCAGCCGCTACTGCACGTGCGAATGGGCGGACGTGTTGACGGTTCGACAGCGGGATAATTGCGCCGCCTGCATGCTTCATGTGGACGAGCGCTTCGTCTCCTGCTTCTCCAACCCAACCGACGTTCGTGAGGGTTGCGCGAGTCACGATGCCGTTAAGACCGCCTGATGCGTGGCGCGGGATTGCGCGGATGGTGTTCGAGAACAACCCTCCTGCTGCACGTGCTTCAGAAGATGTTCCAGCAGTAAACGTCCTGCCTGCCCAGTTGTTTTCCATGTAAGTGATAAGGCTGTTTATCTTGCTGTATGCAGAAGAAGTATCGAGGTCAGCGCTTGCTTTATAGGTTGAGTTGTCATATGTTTCGCCCTCATCTTCCATAGCATTGAATGCAGCTTCCGCTTCTTCTGTATTCGCGCCGAGCGACGTGTCCTCTTCGGATTCACCGTACTGTTCAGCCATCTGGTTCGCAGTTGCGATTTCCTCTACTGCTTGCGTTGTGTCAGCCGTGACCTCGACGTTGAGTTCTTGCGATACAAGGCTCACGAGAGCAGCCATATCGCCGTCTGCGGCGGCTACAAGATCGTCGAACCGGTCTTTCCCAATCGTTGCCATAGAGGAAGCAGATATGCCGACTGCATCGAATGCGGCAGATAATGTGACCGTATCTGTCCCAAGACTGCTCGCCAAATCTTTGAAAGATACGCCAATGCTGTCCATTTCGCGGTTGAAATTGCCGCTTAGCGATTGAATGTCGATTCCGATGCTCTCGAATGTTTCCTCAATATCTCCGCCGCTGTTCTTCCATGCGATAGCAAGCTCTGCGATTTGGTCTACCGAGAGGTTCTTGAACGTTTCGGTGTCGATGTTTGCAGAATCAAGGGCTTTGCGGAAGCTATCGAAATATTCCGTCCAAGGTCTGTCTGATGCGCCGAATGTCGATTCGAATGCGCCCCTGAACTCGTCGCTGTAATTCGCCATCTGACCGAGTGTTTGCCGCGCACCCTCAGATGCGGCTGCGGCATCACCCATTGCAGTTGTAACGCTCTTATATTCTGCGGATAGGGAATCGTATGCTGCTTTCGCTGCATCTGAATCAGCTTTAGCTTTATCTAGGCTATCTTGCAAATAGCTTTTTGTCGTTGCATCTGATTCGTCGTATTGCTTTTTCAGAGAAAGATATTCGTTGAGGTCAGAAACATACGTCTTATACGCATCGCTCTTAGCGGCAAGCAAATCGGCTGCATCTGCGGCAAGCGCGTCGATCTTTATCTGCTTCTGCCTTGCGTCGATGTATTCTGCAATAGCGTCGCTTGTTTCAAGCAGAACGCCATTGCCGTCTGCAATCTTTCCGTTGACGGCATCGACGACTTTGTATTCTGTACCGAGTTTTTCGTTGACTATCTGAACCGCAGCCATCAGCTCGCCCTGTTTCTGCGCGGAAAGCCCCGTTTGGTTCATGTAGTCACGTATGGTATTCTCGGCATTTTGCAGAAGGTCGATTTCAACCTGAGCCTGCTTGTTCCTCTCGGCGATTCCTTCTGCCGTCTTTGCAATCGACTCGAAAAGCTCGTCGTTATTCCGTTTCACAGACGCTATTTTCGCATCGACGCCATCAAGCTCGCTACGCATCCTGCTGTATGTCGGAATGGTTCCCGTTACGGCTTTGCTCAGCTCTGTCGTTGATTTGCGGTAGTTATCCTGCTTCTTTATAACATCTTGGATAACTTCTACAATCTTTCCGATTACCATAGTACCGGCAATTACCCCCGCAAATACTGCGGGGTTTCCAAGCGTTGCAAAAACCTTTTGAAGCGCAAGATTCGCATTCATACCCAAAGTCGTGCTGACATTCATTGTGTTAAGAGCAGCAGCGGCTTTCAAGAATAGGTTCGGAAGAACCATGACCATATCTCTTACTGGCTTGAATGAAGCAGCAAGAGCACCGACGCCAACCATCGTGGGACCGATTGCTGCGAGGAATCCCGCAAGACCGACCGTTGCCTGTTTCATTCCGTCTGGCAAAGTCTTGAATTTATCTGCGAGGTCTTTGAAGATGTTGCCTGCTTCTTTGATGTACGGCAATGCGCCTTCAGCAAGCTCCTGTGCGAACAGAACGGCATTGTTCTTCATCATCTGAAGCTCGCCTGAGAAGCCTTCCGACTTCCTCTGCGCTTCGCGTGCGGCGTCGCCTGCTTCCTCGATCTTTCCGTTGGAAAGCGTTGACGATAGTCCGTTCCATGCTTCGTTTGCCATATCGAGAGAACCGGTAAGAACATCGTACGTCTGGGTAAGACCCATAAGCGCTTGTTTTTGACGTACAGCGGTTATGCCGAGTCCTCTTAATGTCGAATCGACGGATCCGCCTTCTTGGTCGATGCGTTTCAACCCACCAATGAATGCCGTGAATGCCTTTATCGGGTCGTTTTCCCACGCATCTGCGAACTCTTCTGCCGTTATACCGGCAACGTCTGCAAATCCTTGGAGCGCATTCCCTCCCGCGCTTACGGCTGTTTCGATATTCGAGAACGTCTTTGAGATTGCCGTACCAGCGGCTTCTGCGCCTTGCCCCGTTGCTGCAACGGCATCGGCTATTGCAAGCAATTCAGGCGTTGTGAACCCGGAAATTGTTCCAAGCGATGCTATACGCATCATAACTTTCATAATGTTGCTCTCTTGGGCAGCGGAATTGTTGCCCAAGCGTACGAGAGCATCGGAAAAGGAGGTTATCGACTTCTTGTATTCTTCGGGGTCGTCTTTATGAATCTTGATGTCGTTCATAATGTTCGACAACTGACCGATGTAGGTTGCAAGATCCTCAGCGTCAATGTCGGTGGCAATATCGAGATTCGATACTACTTCTGCAAATGACTCTAAATTTTCCGATGCGATTCCCAATTGCCCACCGAGGGCTTCGATTTCAAGGATGGTATCAGCAGTCGTCACATGCGTCTGCGAGAACTCCAAAGCGGCATCGCGCAAATGCTCGAACTCTTCCTCGGTCGCATTCACCGTTTTGCGCATATTGCGGTATGCGACATCAACATCATCGGCTGCTTGGATTGCATATCGTCCAGCAATCATAATCGCCGGCGTGATGGTCGAATACAGACCGTAACCAGATGACCTGAAACTGCGTCCCCAATTAGTCAATGCCGTTAGGACAGATGCTCTTTCCTTTACTTTTGCGAGATCGGCTTGGAGTTTCAGTGCTGCATTGCTTGCTTTGAGAAGTTCTTCAGCCATGTTCGCCTTCTCCATAGCGGAATCGGCTTCCAGAATCTTCATCCTGATTGTATCCATGCCTTTACGAACTTTATTCAACTCGGCTGTGATCTCGTCGCTCGATTTCTTGTTGATTGCAGTGAATTGTCTTTGCTCTTCCTCAAGTCGTTCCAGCTTCGCGTTTGCAAGCTCTAAGGCACGGGAATACAATTCCATATTACTCGTTGCTTTAGCTGTGGCTGCATAGACATTTTCCGCACTAAGCTGCGTCTTTTTAAGACCGCTTCGCTTCTCAATCTTCGCAATGATGTTGTTGACAGCTTCGAGCTTGCCACGAATAGCTTCCTGCTCTGCCTTGGATGCACGCCATTTCGCGTTGATTGCGTCGATGCTCCTCGGTAGGGCGCTGAGGACATATTCCATCGTCCTCGCATCGTTGCTGCTTTTCTCAATGACGGAATCGAGCCTTTTCGCCTTCTCTATTGCAGAGCTGAACGCACCATATCCTGTTTTCTGTATCTCAGACCTGAACCTGACCGCTTCTGCGACAGATTGGCGCAGCTCCATATTCAATGCAGCAGCCTTGTACTGCATCGCCTTGAACCCTTCGACCTTCTCAAGCATTTCGAGGTCTGATTGCAATAGCTTCGACTCTTTGCGCAAGCGCGAGAAGATGCCCCACATCTTGCTTGCGTTTCCAAGCATCTCCTTCGATCCGGGAGCAGCCTGCGTCAAGCCGAATGCCGCTCCGAGATCGGTGTTGCCTACCTTGCGGACGAGCGCTTCGACTTCCCTGCGCAGCTTTGCAGCTTCTTCCGATGTGCCGGAAAAGCTGTTTTTGAACTGCCTTAGTTTCTTTGCAACTTCGTCCGATTTGACGTTGATTTTGTTCTCGTCGGCATATATCTTCGCAACTTTATCCCAGATGCGCTGAAGTTCCGCATTATCACGGGTACGTGCAGCCGTTATCCTCTGTACCGCCGCATAGACGTCGTTCGTTTTCGCCGCTATCTTGCTAATACTCCCAGCACCTAGACCGCTTTGCTTGCTAAATTGCAGCATTTCGCCCGATGCCTGCTTGATTGCGGCAGTCGTAAACTCAACCGATCGTGCGGTAAGTGCCGCTTTGTCTTTTGCCAATTCGAATGCGTTGCCGAGCAGCCTTGCATTCGAAGCATCGACCTTTAGCGCGTTCTGCATTTGGCGGAGCTGCTTCTGTGCAGAATTTGCGTATGTATTTATCGAGCTGAGCGCGGAGTTCAATGGCCGAGCATCAGCACCGATTTTGATGGTCAGACCCCTGAACGCATCAGCCATTTCATCCTCCTTAAAGCATCATCAATGCTTTTACGTCGCGTGGAGTCGCGTCACGAACTTGTTCGATTTGGTCTGAATCGGCAATGTGCATATCCTCGTATTCGAAGAGGAATTGCATCATGTGCGTATATTTAATGTGGCGCATGTCTTTCCACGATAAACCAAGGCTCAGACCGTTCAGAGCCATAGCTGTGAACGGTCTGGTCGTCTTTCTTACTGTCTCGTCACGAGATTTTCTCTCCGGCAGGTTCGGCACGAAAGAAGCAATCGCTTATCTCGTCTGCGAGCTGTTCGCGGATAAGCCACATGTTCGCTCCCTTCGCTTTCTTCATCCATGTCGAGTAAGCTGCTGTGGAATCGTTTGCCGTTTTAACAGCGGCCCACAGTACCTTCATGGCAGAAGCCCAGTTGATCTTGGTGAAGTCGATTTTGATGATCGAATCCCCATCGACATCAATAGGACTGTCTGCCTTCTGAACACCGAAGAAATCTTGGAGCATGTCACTCATAAATTCCTGCTCGTAGATAACCGCCGTGTAGAATGAAACCTCTGCCTTCACCTGCTTGCCGTTAATCTCGATCTCGAACATATCCGCCCCCTTTTCAGTTCGAATTAAGCGCTAACGTTTGCAGCCGGGAGAACAACGGATGCGAAGAACGCCGTGTACTTAGCGGTGTTTGCAGCCGTTTTCTCAATATGACCTTGGATAACGTGGCGCTTCGATGCACCAGTGCCAATATCCTCGCCAGCCACGCGGATGCTCAACGTCTCCGTATCAACGCTCGGCGTCTCGCCCTTGGTATTCGCATTAAGCGCAGGGCGCGATGCCTTGCAGCCATAGAATGCGAAGCCGATGGGACCTTCGTCGCCCTGGCATTCGAACAGCAGCGCGAACTCTGCTGGTTCAACATCTGCATACTCGAACTGAGCGCCAGACGTGGAATCCGTGGATTCGCCCAAAAGAGCAATGCGAACAGCATCGGTAATGCGAGCCATTTCAAGCTCAACCGTATATCCGCCATTTGTCCCGCCGAAGCTGTAGTAGATACCGTCATCGGCATAGAAATCCTCGGAATCGCTGCCCTCGGTGGAGAGCGTCATGGAAACTGCACCAGCCCAGTCAACGGGAGTGCCATAAGAACCCTGGCTCTTGACTGCGTACTTGACGTTACGCAGCCCGAAACGTACCTTGTCAGCCATCGAATCCTCCTTCGATCTCGTAAAACGTGTAGACAACCTGCAACAGATTGTCGTTCTCAATCCAATTTTCGTCGCGCCTTACGGCTCCAAACTCCTCCCTCAACGTATTGCCGAGGGCAAGTTCCAAGTCTTTGTCGCGGCGTTTCTCGTAAAGCTCCACCATCCATTTGCGGCGGACGGCTATCTCGACATCCGACGCAACGATGGGACGCTCATAGTCAAGCAAATAGCATGCCCAGGGCAAGTCGGGCGCAGAGTCGTTGGGCCATTCCATGTGAGTACATGGAACATGCTGCGAAACTGCTGCATATACGCTTGCGTGCGACATGTCATCCCCTCAATGCGGAAGCAACTGCCCTGTCGATACGTTCGATGAGATCTTCTGATACATCCTCGAACGTTGGCTCCATGTGTGGATATGCCCGTGTGCGCCTGCCCGTCAAAGTCGCATGACCTTTTTCAAGCAGATGGACAAGACCAGGCTTAGCGCTGTTCCCGATCTCGCCGGTAGTGACCTTCCCTGTTTTGTCGATATGCGCTTTGAACCCTTCACGGTATTCGTCCGACCACATGTGCGCACCGATGATCGCGTATGTCTCGCGCAGCTCTTTAGCTCCCCTCTTGGTAGCTTGTGAGACAGCCTTCGAAACGTTTTCGTCGCACTGGTCGAAAACCTCGCCTATAAGATCGGTCAACGTTGCCGCGAATTTATCCACATCGCAGTATTCGTCATGCGCTGACATCGCCGTTGCAACCTTCCGCAGAATCAGATTGCTGATGACGTAATGTGAGCAGCGTGAAATCGCCCATTTCCTCGACGACCTCGACTGAATAGTACGTGTCCTCGAACAGCACATCTCTTTGACCTGCATAATCAGAAGTGCGTACTTGCAGCTTCGCATCAACGGAAATACCGATCTCGTACATAGACGACCATGTTTTCGCACCGACGTGCTGCTTGTTGCAATACACCGTTGTCTCGATGCACGTCGGCTGCGGCACGCCCTCATCATCGAGCGTGTACTCAGTCGCTATCAATACGCATGTCGCGTTCCACCGCATTACTCGCCGCCATCTTCGGAACCAGGCTCAGTCTCAGTATCAGGCTCAGGCTCAGGCTCAGGCTCAGGCTCAGGTTCGGGTTCCGGCTCTGCGGCAATGGCTGCGATATTCTCCGCCGAGTTGAGCAGATCTGCGACGATTCTCCGATATGCAGCATCGAAGCGATCTGCTTCGGGATTGTCGTAGCCGAAATGCGCTTTGCAGTAAGCCGTCACAGCAGTTACAACAAACCGGTTCTCAAGGTTTTCCTCATCGAGCAGGTCGGGGTTGACCCCGACCCGCTCCATGTCGTAGAGGGCAGCACCGATGAGCATATCAACCTCGGCATCGAATGCGTGTGAGGTTATGCGCAGAGAAGCCTTGATGTCATCAATGAGAGCCACTACTTGCTTGCCTTCTTCTTGCGTGCCGTCTTTGCGGCAGATGCGCGCTTTTCGGGCGTCTGCTTGGGTTCGGGATCGTCGGCAGAAATCTCCACCAGCGGACCACCGATCTTCTCCATGCCGATTGCGTTGATCTGCTCGTAGCGGTCACGTGTTACGACGAACTCTTCACCGCGTTTGCGGTCTACGTCCTTCTGATTGTCATGGAAGTCGCAGATTGCGATTACGCGCATCTTCCCCACCCCCTGATGTTAGGCGCTGATGTCGCCGCCGCTAACCGTAAGGTCAACGAAGCCGGCAGGACGACGGACAGCCAGACGCTCGCGGACTTCTGCGCGGATGGTCATAAGGTTCTTCACGAAGTCATCCTGATCGGTGTTCGTGGACTCGACCGTGACACCTTCTGCCTTGCTGACCAAGCTCGCGCACGTACCGAACGCGCCGACGAGGATATGACCAGAGGTAAGCTGGCTGGAAACCGCAACGGGCAGACCCCACAGCGTCGGGGCAGCGCCCTGCTCGAAATAGCCGCCGCCGATATACTCGCCGCTGTTCAGATGACCAGTGCGGAGCTGCTTCCATAGAGCCGGGGTAATCACGATGCCGTCAGCCGCATAGCCGGACTGCTCCTGAACATCGGCAATCGCGTCGGCAACCGCGTCGGCGATGTCGAGCGACAGGTCGGTGAAAGTCGCCGTGGAGGGCCAAGTTGCTTTCTGGATGCCCGTGGTCGCAAGCAGCTCGGAGATAACCGTAGCCTGACGCACGTAGTTCAGCTCATAGACCAAGCGCCCGTTGATGACGGACACGAGGAACTGGGCGTCGTCGATAACCTCGTCGGATTCCTTGATGAACGCGGCGATCTTCTGCAACGTGACCGTCTTGGCAGTCGGGTCGGCGAAATGGACCTGCGGCTTTGCTGCTGCTTCGTTGGTGACAGCAGGCGCACCTTCCAAAGCGCCCTCGACGAAGTACACGAGCGTATTGCCCTCGATGACCTCACGATTGAGCAAGTCGAGGACATTCATCGGAACGCGCGGGGCGGTAACGATATTCTTGTCGTAGGTCGTGATTGCCGGGACGATGCTGGACGGAGTTACCAGCGTGTCGCTGTAGGTGCGGAATGCGGGAGCTACGATGTGGAAGCTCTTCTCATGTCCACGCTCCTTGACATATGCTGCAAAATGATCGCCCAGCGTGGTCGGAGCCTTGCGCTCTTCGCCCTCGGATTTGGTCGATGCGACGACCTTGCCTGCGCCGCTGATGACTTCGACTGCCTTATGGTTGCGCAGTTCCGTCATAGAATCGCGGCGTGCGTCCTCGGACTTGATGTAGTTCAGTTCCTCGTCGATGGAGCGGATCTGCTCTTCGGTCGCATCTTCGGGCAGTTCCTCTGCCAAAGACAAGACCATCGAACGACGGGTTTCGTACTGGTCGGCGTTCAGGCTGCGGTATGCCCGAGCGTCCATTGGTTTGAAGTCCATGACTTCTCCTTTTCTCTTTTCTAGCGGATGCTCATTCTCTTGGCACGCATCGCAAGCTCCTTGCGCTTACGGTCAAGTTCGCGCTGCTGCGACTCCCGCAGCCGGCGTGCCTCGATCTCTCCGTTAACGAGGTTCCGTGCGCTTATCTCCGTGTTCGGGTCTGCGGGATAACTGACCGCGCTGACATCGAACACCTTCTTCACACGCTTGATTCGCGTGGTGAATACCTTGTTCTCCCTATCCTCCGTGTACTCTTCCTCAGACGGGATGAAAGCCCAGCTCATACGGGTGATGTTGCCAGCCTGGATGTCCTCGTACAGTTGGCGTGCAAGGCTCGTCTTGGAAAGATCTGCCGCGATGAACCACCCGTGTTCGTTCGCTTCGAAGTAGAGCGTGTTGTTCGTGTTGCGTGCGTAGACGCGCCCCTCGTGGTCGTATTGCAGTATCACATCGGAAAGGTCTGCTTCATCGAGTGCATGGCGGTCGATGATTTCAACGTATTTCCATCCGTCGTACGCATCTTCGAACAGCACATACGGATCCTCAAACGTCGTGGCGTACCCTTCGACATAGAACTCGCTGCTAAAGCGGTTGTTCGGAGTTTCGATACCGTCATCATCGACGTCATATCCCATTACCGGGATGCCAAGCGGGGCGCTCATCATGCGGTATTGTCTTTCAGCTTTAATTGGCATTTTCCGACCACCTATCCTGATTGGTTGATGTCACATCGCCTGTATCTGTGTCACCTGGGGTTCCGTAGCCATCGGAGTCCCCGCGAATCGTATCGCCGTCTTTGCCGTCCCTGTCCTCGTCTGGGCTTGCAACGCGGTTGTTCCCGCCAGTTGCTTCGAGCTTTGCCTGTTGTGCGGCAAGTATCTCGGCAAACGAATATCCGACTTTGTACTCTCCGCGCAGAATGAACACATCGCCGTTCTCAATCGGCGGGAGCTGAAGAATTTCGCGTGCTTCGTTAATCGTCATAATTCCTCGGTCGCACATAT